TTGCCGCCCGCAATAATGATCTTAATATCCTGCTCAACCAGGAGCCCCGGCCCGAATGGATCTTAGTAAACCAATACGCAAACGGAAGCCGTTACATACCTGTTCACATTATTGAATACTTACTCACCTCGATTTATACCAAATGGCGGGTAGAAATAAAAAATTGTGCTGTGATCGCCAACAGTGTTTGCGTAACCGTTCGCCTTTATGTTTTGGACCCGGTGGGTGGTGAATGGGATTGGCAGGACGGCATAGGTGCAAGCCCGATACAAACAAAGCAGGGCGCCGCCGCCACGGACTTTACTCAGGTAAACACCGCCGCCGTTCAAATGGCCGCCCCGGCCGCGGAAACATACGCCTTTAAGGACGCCGCGGAGAAATTGGGTAAACTGTTCGGTAAAGATTTAAACCGTAAGGATATGCCCGTAAGCCTTGCCGATAACCTTTCTAAAAAAGAACAGAACCTTTCCAAAGTGCAAAACAATATTGCAAAACTTTTAAACACGCCCGTAAATGCCTGATAAAAATAATGTACAGACAGGACATGTCCTGTCTCTAAAAACAGAATACAACCATTTAGAAAAAACGATTGAATGGAAACAGGAAAGGATAGGAAAATTTACCTCTTCCGAAATACACAAGATCCTGCAAAAAGGCCGCGCAAAAGATAAATATTTTGGCGACGGTGCCATGACTTACATACAAATGAAGGCCGCCGAACTGCTTACCAACTTACCGGCCGGGCCGGATATTTCGGGCTTGGCCGCGATTGAGTGGGGCAACGCCCAGGAACCGGATGCGGTGGCAGCATTCGAGGCCCGTTACAATCTAAAAGTCGAATACTTTGGCAAAGCAAACCCTTTCTTTTTTCATTATTCGGAATATGCCGGCGGCTCGCCTGATGGCATGATTTCGGCCGATGCAGGGCTGGAAATAAAGGCGCCCTATAATAGTGCGGAGCATATAAGCCACCTGTTAATAAAAGACGCCGCCGAGCTTTACGCGGAGATCCCTAAATATTATTGGCAGTGCATGGCCAATATGTTATTTACCGGCGCGAAACATTGGTATTTTGTTTCCTATGATCCGCGTTTTGCTATCGCTGAATTTCAGTTAAAGGTGATTGAAATACCTTACAATGAAGCGCATTTAAAGGAATTAGCAGAACGCATTACAAGGGCCGAAACCGAATTAACTAACATGGTGCGCACCCTGGCGGAACTGGTGGCTGTGCCGGCTAATATTTAATTACAATGATTGAATTAAAACACATGCCCCTCACCGTGGCCCGCAAGTCAAAGCGCGGGCTGGTTAAATGGGCCGACCGCAACGGCTGGCAGCCTTACGATGGTAATGACAGGTGGATAAATCTGAAACAGGGGCGGCGCCTGGTTTCAATTGAAACGCTTTATTTAATTTATAAAGAAACATTATGACAAATTCAAATGATAGTGCTTACCCCGTTCATCCTGATTCTGTTATTGCCGAAGTGGGCTTCAATAAACGGGAAGAAGCATTACTAAGGTTTATGTGTCGGTTCATGTCACCAGATGTTTATTCGGGAAATGATATAGCCGAATCGCACGCTAAAAGAATTGCAGAACAAGCGTCAATATTTGCAACAGCCTATTTCAATGAACTAAATAAATAATGCAATGATGTACCCTTTTATTATATCGTTTGGTTTTTTATAACAGTGGGGCTGTCTCCTGCGAGGGCGGGGCAGCCTTTTTTTAATTAGCTTATGACAGAACAACTAAAAATATTTGAAAATAATTTACCGGCTAATATTAACGACCTCGCAAAATTTATAAAGGTGGGGCGTGAATTATTATGGGCACAACGCGCTTTTATTAAAACATTACCGGAAGGATCAACGGACAGAAAACAGGCATTAGAAACGGCAATTTTAGGCGCTGAATATCTTTTAGATGCCGAGGTAAAATTGGGCGGAATAATGCAGAGCATGGATACCAAACAAGGCAAGCGAAATGATTTAGAACTTAGTAGCAATAGTGCAACTAAGTTAGAGCAATTAAGAAGTTTAGGCTTTGATAAATATGACGCTTACCGCTTTGAAATGCTTGCTTCATTTCCTGAAATTATTGAACTAATAAAAACGGAAGCGAAGCAAAAAGAAACCCTACCAACAAGATCCGAAGCCTTAAAAAAAATTACCCATTTCATTAAAAAGAAAACCGTAACGGAAGCTGAAGGAAAATATCAGGAAAGCATTAAAGGCGTTGAAGATTTCACAGAAGATATTTTTAACACGGATCAAAAGTTTAATATCATTTATGCGGATCCGCCATGGCAATATTGGGAAGGCGGATTTAAAAACCAATCACTGCATTATCCTACCATGTCAATGGATGACATTAAAAAGTTGCCTGTTCAAAATATCGCGGATGACAATTGTATTTTATTTATCTGGGTAACATTTCCAATATTAAAAGAATGCTTTGAAGTAATACAATCGTGGGGCTTTAATTATTCTACCTGCGGCTTTGTATGGCTTAAGAAAAATAAAAATATTGATAGTTGGTTTTTTGGTAACGGATCGTGGACGCGGGCAAATGTTGAACTGTGCCTCATTGCAACAAAGGGAACTGTTACACGAATGAACGCGGCCATTAGCCAAATAGTTGAGGCACCCGTAAGCGAGCATTCGGAAAAGCCTGCAATCATTCGCCAGTTAATAACGGATTTAGTAGGGGCATTGCCGCGCATTGAACTGTTTAGCCGCAGCAATGAAGATAACGGCTGGTTTAATTGGGGAAACAGAATATGAAAGATCCGAATAAATATGTGTCGTTTGAAAAATGTATTACTGAAGGTAAGATATGTGAGGCGCTTTTTAGTGATCACTATTTAACCCCGTTTGGCTTACAGGTTGCAGATGTAACTAATATAAAACAATATCAGAAAATTGGTGCCGATTTTATTGCTTCACTGGGGCATAAATGGGAATGCAAAGGTAATTATAGGGATAATCTTGAGATCATTATTGAGGATTGGTCGGATTACCGACCTGAAATAAATCAATTTATTCCTGGGTGGTTTTTTACTTCAACGGCTGATGTTATAGTTTCTATTTCAAAAAAAACTGTAAATGTTGTTGGAATGAAAAGATCAAAAAAGCTTGTAGATGATTATAATAAAATAAAAAACTATTACCGATTAATAAGAAATGACATTAGTTATGATTTACGTGGTAATGTTTGGCGGAGTGCTTTTAGGGTGATCCCATGCGAAATAATAAAAGAACACCTATTCTTTTTAATAAAGCCGCCTGATGATTTAAATACGAACGGAAAACCGATACAATTAAATTTATTCTGATGACCCCCTCACAACTTGCCGCGCTCCCCGAATCACTCCACATCCTCGGCGCTATCGAATCCGGCGACATTTGGATAAATGATGTGTGGCTCGATCCTATGCTTTCAGAACAGCTATTAGACGCCAATGCCGTGGGTGATGGCTTTAACTGGGGGAAGTTATACCATAAACCCGACCAGCTTAGCCTGGCGATCCTTATTGAATTCATGCCCATTGGAGAGGCCCTTAACTTATACAAAGATTTCCGTTACCGTGTGATAAGCGAACTGCCGCAAACAAATTTTGATATTATCATCAATCTGCGGCAGGAAATTGAGGAGATTATAAAACTTAAAATAATAAAGTAATGGGGCGACCTGCGAAAAATGGTTTAGACTATTTCCCTTTGGATATAGATTTTCCAGAGGATGAAAAAATAAGATATGCCACGGCCGCCTATGGCCTGAATGCGGAAGCAATTATCATCCGCCTGCTATGCCGCATTTATAAAAACAACGGTTTTATTAAATGGGATGAAGACGCCGAAATATTATTCGCCGCTTCTTTGGGCAGGAAAATCACCCGGGTGAAAATTCACGGAATAATACAGGAATTACTAAAGCGTAGCTTTTTTGATAAGAAGATGTTTGAAAAGCATGCCGTATTAACGTCAAGAGGTATTCAACGCAGAATGAATAATATAGCAAACCAACTTCATCGCAAAAGTACTATTCCAGAGTACTATTTAATTTCCTCTGAGGAAACTACGGGCCGGCTGCCAGTAAATACGGAGAAAAGTGCACAAATAAAAAGAAAAGAAATAAAAGGAAATAAAATAAAAGGAAATAAAACGCGCGAGCAGCCGGAAAGCGCGGAGGAAACAACAGGGGATGATTTAAAAAATATTTCTTTGAACAGCCAAAAACATTTTTATGATTGCGATCCAAAACAAGCCGCCGCCGAAATTCTCAAAAGACTTGCCTGAGCTGCTGATAACGATTTCCGTAATTACCGGCTGGAAACTTAACAAGAACCCGGCCGCACTGGAAACGCTTTGCACCCAGCTAAGCCTGAAACTTGCCGAAGACTTCACCGGTATCACTACGCCGCAAATTGAAGACGCTTTCCGCAAATACGGCACCGACGAACAGGATTTTGGCAAGACGATTAACGTGGCTTTGGTGGCCCGCGTAATGCAACGCTATTTTTCCAACTTGTCACAGGCGCAGGACTACGCCGAACGCTCCAATAAATTGCCGCCGCTTACCGTAACGCCGAAGCCTTCCCGCTGGCAGGATCTTCAGGACACCCGCGCCATGCTGGAATCGAAGTACCAACTGTTTTTAGAGAACAGGCTTTGTTTCGACCTGCTGCCCGGCTTCGCATGGAAAACGCTTTGCCGGGATTTTGGCATAGTGAACGAACTTCCGCAACGATTCGTTGAACAGGCTAAGAAAATTATTGCAGCCCGCGATAAGGAAGTGGAGCAGCAGCCGCGTGAAGCGATGGCTATAGGCCCGCTGCTGGCGCTGGTAACGCCCGCTAATTCGCTGGAAGACCTTTGCCGCCGCCTTGCTATCGAATACAGCTTTAAACGCTTTGCGGGCCTGAATATGCCGCACATTTATGAACCGCTTTAGAGTACAGACAGCGCATGCGCTGTCTCTAGCAAACAACATGTTTCTTGAAATGTACATACGCGATATTCTGATTGACCGGGCACTTATCAACTTCGATCACTGCCCCACGGTAAGCGATAGGGAAGCGCTGCTGATGTCCTGGGTTATCCAGCTCCGCAAAAAGCATTTCCACAAGATCCGCGAAAGCAATGATAAGCCCGTTTTCTTCCTGGATCATGTGCCTTCAAAAATGAATTTTTCGGAATTTAAAGTAGTTTAATTCTACATTAAATAGTGATTATAGACGATTGATAATTAATGATATATAGTAAATTACAGCATGGAAATATTAGAAATAATGACAGGTATTTCAGAAAGTGATTTGATACCAAAATTTGAATTTACCGGTAAGGAGCATGGTATCGTCGAGCATATTTTGGATAACATAGACGAAATATCTTTTAACAGCGGCTGGGGCAAAATCGAAAGGGTGAAACGGGGTTATACAATGTTTTTGGGAAACACCCGAATTATTGCGGACATAATGATTTGGCATACCGACGGAACGGGAACCGCTATTGAAGTTAAAAGAACGAATACGAACCGAAACGATTTATTAACAGCGATAGGACAGGTTTTATTTTATGGCTTACACATGGAAGCAAGATTGAAAAATATGCCGAGACTTGTTATAGCTTCACCCGAAATAAATAGCAATCTATTGCTGATTAAGAAGCGATTTGATTTACCTATTTGCTTTTTAATGGTTGATGGGAACCGGTGTATTTACTTATCGTAACTTGCATTCAAATGGCAATGAAGGGGAATAAATATGCTTTAGGTAATAACGGCGGCAGACCAGCCTTTTACCAAAAACCCGAAGAGTTGCAAATAAGGGTTGATGAATTTTTTGACTACTGCCTTCGCAACAAAGAGAAGGCTACCATTACCGGGCTTTGTTTATTTCTGGGCTTTTCTTCCCGTGATTCATTGCTGGATTACTCGAAAAGAGAAAAAGAGTTTTCCGACATAATAAAAAGGGCAAAACTTACTGTTGAGCATTCATACGAAAAAGCAGGGCAGACAATAGACATTTTTGCACTGAAGCAAATGGGTTGGAAAGACAAGCAGGAAATCGGCTTTACCGATAACGAGGGCAACAACGTAAACATACTTTTTAAACCGTCACAGGACGAACCGCTGAAATGAAAAAAGTAAATCTTGAATTAAGACCATATACCGCTTTGGCTATCGTTAAATTTTGTCGCGAATTTATAAACGATGAAAATAAACGTGATAAAAGATTTGCCGCTATTCACGAAAGTGTACAGGAATATGAAGATGAAGTTTATAAAAAAATAAGCATGAATCAACTTGAAGATGCAATTCTGGAATGCATGGTTAATGATTTAACAGAAAGACACCCGCCTAAGTATGCCTGAACTAATCTACACCCCCGTTTTTGCCGCCAATCGGAGCGCTTACGAAAGC